CTTATAACCAGCACTACAATCAGGGTCGCTTAAAGCACACCCATAAGTTATATTATTTTCTTTCGCAAAAGATTTTACAAAATCAGTCCATCTTGTCATATTGTATATAATTATAGTATATATAATATTTTCAGTAATTACCATAATAATTGGTCGGCATAATAAGCAGGAGTTCCTAAATTGTGTCTATTTTTCTCGTGCCGAATTTTGTATAACCTACGCCTAGTATCAGCATACTCTTGACCTTTTTCTTTAATATAACTTCTATAATCATTATATCTTTTGTCGCCTATACTCATAATATACTGATTATTGTAATCATAAATATCTATTTTTTTGAACTTTTTCTTACTTGGTTCAATTTTTACAACTAGTTTTTTTGCCTGTTTATAAGCATAAGGGTCTATTTTATAATCTCCAAAAGCAAGAGGAACGCCTTTACCTTGAAATTTCGGTAAATTACTTTCACCTTTGATTTTTTGCTTTAAAAATATTTGTTGTAGTAAATTTTCAGGGTCAATTTCATCAGGAGTTAGTGGAGTTTTTTTACTTATTCTTTTCGTAGGTCTATAAACAGGATATTCTAAACCACCTATATCTTTCCACTTTTCTTTAAACCACCTTTCCAGATTTTTTGGTTGTTTATCATCAGTATAAGTTCCACCTAATTCTTTGTATTTTTTAACGATAAATCCACTCTTATAAGCACTTGGTTTTGAATATTTTTCATCAGCAATTTTTTTTGCCTTACTATATAATTCAGGATTATCAATCATACCTTATATAGTTCTTTTAGAAAAAGAACTTACAGAAAACCCTTATTTGGAGGAAGGGGTCGTAGGGGAAACCTCGGTTTCCCTGCTTGGGTGTGTAATTCTAAATTCTTCTTCTTTTTCTTCTGCTTCAATATCACGAATTATTTTTATACAACAACAAGCGACTTCTTTACACTTTGATTTATACGCCATAGAACATAATTTAATTATCATACCTGAAATAGTAGTGGTAAAAGCAACCCAAAATACTTCACTCAACATATAGTATATACTTATAAATAGTTCTTTTAGAAAAATAACTGGTTCTCTTAATTATTAAGATATTCTTACCATCTTGAAAACAAAATTTGTAGTGCTTGGAGTAACGGAAGTTCCTCCTGTAATATAAGTAATATTAACAATAAAACTGTAATTTAATGATGTTGTTGTAGTAAAACAAGTAGACATATTTATACAACCATCATTAGTAATTAATGCGTTTCGTCCAAAAGTAATACTATCGCCTATAATAATACCACTACTCGTTTGAAAATATCCTCTTATTATTGCTACATTCGCTGTATTAATGCTATAAGTAAAATTTCCAAAAATCATATATGTTCCTGCGTTTACTGATGATATAGTTGAAAGAGTTCTATCACTGCCGTTTGTAAGAACCGTAGTTCCTGGAACAGCACCTGAATAAATATATCCTAATTGACCTAATGTAGGTGTTGCTGTTCCATTACTAAGAGTAATATTACTTGCTCCACTCATAGTAAGACCTCCAACAGATAATACTCCAGTTGAAGGAATAACACTTAAATTAGCGGTTTTTTGTATGTATCCTACTCCAGTAGCAGAACTATCACTAAAATTGAGATAGTGTGAGGATGATTGTGTTGAGTTTCTAGTTTGTAATTGAGTTTCACCTAAAGTAGTTATACCATTCACATTCAAGTTTAAGGGGAATGTTTCACTACCTTGTGCTATAGGAAACTTAACATAGTGTAAATCAGCATATTCTCTTGTAAATTCTGTTGAAAAAGACCATAAACTTGGTATAAAAGTATTTGTCAATAATGTTGGAAAAATTGTTTGCGACATACTATATAGTATATACAGATTATTTTTAGTTCTTTTTAAAAAAGAACTTATAGAAAAGGATGGGGTGGTATTGGCGCAAGTAATAACCTTGGTTTCCCTACGCAATTCTTACAACTTTAAGAGTAGTAGTCCCTGCTAATCCTAATGTAAGACTACTAGGAGGGTCAGGAGAAGTAGTAGCAGTATTTGATGTTCCTCTTAGAGAGAATGGTTGACCGCTACCAACCTGATGAATATAAGAAAAAGTAATGTCTGAGAAAGTACCACTAGCGGTAGAAGTAGCAATATAATTATAACTAAAAACTGCTAACCCCCCTGAATTTGCGTATATATCAAAAGTGAATTGATGACCTACTGCTGATGTGGCGGTTAATAATATTTTAGCGTTAAAAATATATACTCCAGTTGGAAGAGAAGCAGTAACGCATCCTGCGATAGTCGTCTGGGGATTAGCAAAAGTAATAATTTGATTATCAGTACTAGAAAGGACAGTAGCATTATATCCCAAACTTGCTGTTGTAAAATTAGGTGCCGTAGTATAACCAAATTGAATAGAATTTAAAATACTCGCAAGTCCTCCTGACGATGTTAAATACCAGACAGAACCATTAGTATCTAATCTTACTACTCCACCTATAGGGACTACAAAAGTAGTAGTGCTACTAGAAGTACCAGAAAAAATTCTCGTAATAAGTCCTGATGGAACTGTTAATGTTTTAGTAGAACTAGTAGCATTATAAAAAATAATATAAGCAGGGAAACTAACTATAGGAGTTGGAATATTAATTGTTCCTGCTCCCGCTGTTGTTACAATAATGAATGAATTATAATATGAATTATCAGCAGTATTATTAATAGCAGTCAAATTAATAGTAGGAAGATTATTATTAAAAAGTTCTTTTGATGTAGTGTTGTATAATAATGGTAATGAATAGTTTCCACTAGTACTAGTAATAGGTGTAGTATTCCTAATAGGTGCTATAACGCAACTAGACGCATCCGTTTGAGTTATATTTGCTCCAGTAGAATTAATTTGAATACAATTTGCTACTTGCCCTATTCCCGCATTCTCTCCAATAGCAATTGACTTAGTTCCTTGTCCTACGCCAGACCCAGTTCCAAGATGAATTTCACTTGTGTTTATGAATGTATTACCGAGAGAAGTTATACCACTCACAGTTAAATTAGCAGGTATAGTTTCACTACCTTGTGCTAAAGGAAATTTTAAATAGTGTAAATCAGCATATTCTCTTGTTAGAGTAGTAGAACTCAAAGACCATAAACTTGGTATAAATTTATCTACTATTAATATTGGAAAAATTGATTGTGACATACTATATATTCAATAGATAAAAATAAATCAAGAATTAATTTTTCTATATATACTATATAAACTATGCCTCCAAAAAAGGACAAGAAAGCAGAATTAGTAGATTGGTATAAAAAAATTCCAGAAAGGTTTCTTCTAAAATCCCACAATCCTTACTATGAAGTTCATCATATTAAATTGCCTTTTCGTATGATAATCTGTGGTTCAAGTGGTTCGGGAAAGACGCAGACACTTATGTCGCTAATATATAATATGCCTGATACTTTTGAAAATATCTTCATCTGTACCAAAAATAAGGATGAACCGTTGTATAATTATATTGACGAGAAACTTGGTAAGAAAGGGTTAAAAATTACTGAAATAGACAAGGATGGATTACCTGACTTGGATAAACTGAATAAGGAACAACAAACATTAATAGTTATGGATGATTTAGTAGGTGAAAAGAACCAAAAACCTATGGAGCAATATTTCTTGAGGGCGAGAAAAAAGAACGCCAGTTTAGTGTATATTACCCAGTCGTATTATGCTGTCCCAAAGATGATTAGAAATAATATGACTTACCTAATAATAAAACAAATATCTTCTATGAAAAATCTTACGATGATTGCTCGTGAGTTTGATTTAGGTTTGTCAAAAGAAACCCTTACCAATATGTATAAGGATGCTACAAAAGAAAAACAGAACTTCCTATTAATGGATTTGGAAAGTTCTCCTGATGAGAGGTTTCGTAAGGGATTTAATGAAATTTATGACATTCAAGTAGATAGTAATTGATTATTTTTTTTAGCATAAACCTCCCTTGCTTTTTCTAAAATTTTTTCTTTATTTTTTTCATAATAATTTTTTTGAATTTTATTAGCAGTATCTCTTAGTTTAATAATATTTAAAGTAGCATCATAAGTATTTAGTTTAGCATTATGTTTTAATATTAATTCTTGTTCTCTAATAACTGCTTCCCTTTTATCATCAAAATTTGTATTCTCTAATTCTTCCATAATCCAGTTCTCCCAACCACCATTCTCTCTAATTTTTGTATAAATATTATAAGTTTTGGTTTTACACCTATCTTTATGTGTTTGTTTTCTTTTTTTGAAATTCTTTGTATGACCTACATAGCAGTCAGTAATATTAGTATCTTTACAATAAATTCTATAGAAGGTAATATTCATAATTATATATATTAAATATTTATATAATTTTAAATCAATTTTATAATATATATTTAGGAGAGGTTTTAACGATATTTATGAAATTGAAGGTGAAGAAAAATAAAACCAATAGTTTTTTATAGTTCATTCACAACAATTTTTTTATTTTATTTTCTCCAGATAAAATATAAAACAGAATGAGTGGAACAGGCAGTTTAATAATACGAAACTTGAGAAAACCTAGCGACTATTCAAAGGCAATTATGACCCAAGACGAACTTTTAAGATTAGCAATTGCTAATGATGCTAATGTATCACAAGCAAGAGCAGGTTTCCAGCGTGGTGAAACCATACCAATATCAGCACAGCAACTTAAATCTCCTGCTGAACTACAAGCAGATTTAGCACTCCAAGAAAAGATTGCTCTTGATAATTTACTGCGATTATTCCAGTACAGAGAAGCAAGTGCTATAATTGCTGAACTTACGCCTGATGAGATATTTACTATGAACCAATCCTTTCCACAGATAGAGCGTGAGATTAATAAGAAGTTTGCGAAGGGTCTTTTATCCCCAACTTTTTTCATAGAATATTTGAGGAAATTTAGGGAAGAACTGGAAGCATCAAAAGGAGTTTCTGGGAACTTATCTATGATTACTAACAAATTTAACGATTTGACAGATAATATAACAGATATGATGGCGATATTACCTACCAGAGAGCAATTTAATTACCTAGATAGAAATCTTGAACGTGCTTTTAGAGATTTACCTGAATACATAGTTCAACCTGTTTTAGAAAGATTAAATAAATTAGAGCAAAATATTCCATCAAAGAGAGATTTAGAAAAAGTATCACAAGATAGTGAAATCAACCAGTTTGAAACTTTAGCGATGTTACAAGATTTAACTGCTAATATGCCTACACAAATTCAAATACAAAAAATAATTGATGATATTAATAGTGGACGACTTGACGCTTTTGCTGGATTTCAGGATTTACAGAATGCTATATCAGGTGTAAGCGACGCACAATTGGATGGTCTAGAAGAGTTAAGAAGACAAATTGCTGAAAGTTCAGGTTCAACAGGCGGAGGTGATAATATTGATATATTAGCACAGGTAATAGTAGGTGTTCCAGATATAGCAAGATTAGCAGTAGCAAAAACAATAGGTTCATCCACAGGAACTCCAAGCGTTCAAGATTTTATTTATATTGTGAATGAAAGAAGTAATGAAAAACTTACTGGTAAAAAATTAGTATCTCTTAAAGAAAAGAACTCTGGATTTAGAAACTGGTATGAAACTAATATTGGAAGAGGTGCTAGTTTGAGTGATTTGAAGGATTATATTATGGCGAACACACTACAAGCACCAAGTTCAGGAGTAAGTGATTCTACAAGCAGAGAAACTTTTTCAACTGAAAAATCTGGTTTCGGTTTGAAAGCAAAGAACGGCAGAATTAGAACAAAAAAAATCGGTGCTGGTGTGAAATACGAACCTGAACCTACATACAGACAATTAGGTAAGTATGTTATTAATATTCAGCAATTAAAAGAGCGTGATATTTTGAATGTAAAGTTTCCAAGTTTAGGGCGTATTCCACAATTCAAACCAACCCCTATTAGTGATGTTCTCAAAGAATTTATTTTAGACCTATTAGAAACAGGTAAGGTAAGTAATCGTATTTACGAACAAATCCCTATTGAAGAAAGACAACTATTTGAGAAAATTGCTACTGGTGCTGGTATATTGAATGCTTTAAAATTGAAAAGAACTATGAGTAATGAAGATAAAGAAGACAACGATAGATTTGCCCTTTTGAAAGGAGAATATTTAGCAGGAAATAATTCAGTCGCTTTATTAAAAGAATTAAGGAAATTAGTAGTGAAATTTATGTCGCAAGGTAAAATATCAAAGCATGACGGAATGAATTTACTTATTGAATTATCTGTCTAATTATTTTATATTCTATAGTATATATAATATGAGAACTCTTATAGTAAATAGTAGTAATGTTGTTCCTAATACCAATAACTCTGTTTATAAGTATAACTTTCCAGCAGGTAATGTTGATTTCATAAAAGGTCAAAAACTCGCTTTAGGGTCAATCCAGATGTATTATTCTACCTTCAATATTACTGCCGCACAAGGTAATAATACTTTTAGTTATGTTTGGGTTGATGGTAGAGAGATTACAATTACTATACCTGATGGTTTTTATGAAATTACTACACTCAACGATTTTTTACACTTTGTTAATATTCAGCAAGGACACTATTTAACAGACACAACTGGAGCGTATTATTATTTTGTAAATTTTGTAATCAATTCATCAACCTATCAAATCAATATTAATACATATCCTATTAGTTTAACACTATATCCTATAGCAACTTATACTATTGGAGCATACTCAACTGCTACAATTACTTCTTCATCACCAGCGACACCAGTACCTTGGTCTAGACCTACTTCTGCTATTATGCCTATGGTAAGGATTTTAGCAAATAATTTTAGAAATATTGTAGGTTTTTCAGCAGGTTTTTATCCTCAAGGTGAAACTGGTTACGCTACTACTGTTCCAACTGTTTCTTTAGCACAGGCAGCGATTACTATTACTGCTACTAGCACCTTTTCTATTACTTCAATTGTAGGAACTGCTTTGACTACTACTGGTTCTCCAGCACTTTTAGTAGGTATGGTAATTTCAGGAACAGGTATTACTGCTGGAACTTATATTACTGCTATTGGTGGTGCGAATGCTTTTACTGTATCTGTATCTCAAACTGTAGGTGCTATTACTGGAACTTTATATTCTATGGGTGCTTCTCAATCCCCCAGTTATTCAGTAATACAAACTTTCGGTTCTAATTCTGTTCCGCAAGTATCACCCTTATCGTCTTATGTTTTAACCTGTAATTTATTGAATAACAATTTTGCTATTCCTAACTCTTTGCTTTATAGTTTTGCCCCTCAAGGTGAGTTTGGAGCACAATTCGTTGTAGCACCTAATCAGTATAGTTTTATTGATATTCAACCAGGTCAATATGGTTCTTTTCAAATATCCTTTTTAGACCAGAATAATGTTCCTGTTGCTCTTGAGGATAATAATTTAGTAATATTGTTAATTATAGCAGATAAAGGTGAATTAGAAACCCTTTCTAATTAAGAGAACCAAAGGTTCTCCTATGACCTCTCCTTTTTCTGTAAGTTCTTTTTCAAAAAGAACTGAATAACTAAATTATTTTATCTTATATAGTATATATGTATATTCATAAATTAGGTTCAACTACGAGTGGCGCAGGTTTAAGAACAACTATGGGACATAATAAAAATCATAATTTAGCAAGAAATCATAAAAGAACGATGGGTTCAGGATTAGTTCCAGAAATTTATGAAGGTGGAAAAGTTCAAAGAAAAACTGAATTACTACGCAATTTAAAAATCGCACAACCAAGAGTTCCAAAAAAATATATATCCTTTGACTTTTGAGGTAGGGGGCGTCGCCCCCTTACGAACCCCCTGCTTTAGTAATATTTGAAAGGAGAGGTCATAGGAGAACCTTGGTTCTCTTAAAACTTTAGCAATATCATACAAAAAAAATATATTTTGTATAATATATAATGGATAATCTTGTCTTTGAAGAAAGCATCAACACCGAGGTGTCGTCCAGCGAGTTCGTTGAAAAACAGTGGTTGTATGTGAACGATAATAACAACGGCAGTTATAGCGGTCAAATTGTTTTAGACACAACTTCTCTCTCAAACAGCGGTTCTTATATTAACTGGAGCGAGGCATTCATCGCTATGCCTTTAGTGCTTCAGGCAGAAGGTTCTGCTACTGCTATTACAGCAACAAACTCTCTTGATTATCTTATGGGTCTTAAGAATGGGTTCTGGCAGATACTTCACTCTATGAGTGTTGAGTTCAATAATGGAAGTATTATCCAACAAACTCCTTTCTTGAATGTGTTCTGTTCCTTTAAGAACCTTACAAGTTGGTCGCAGAATGATATTACTAACTGGGGTGCTGTCTGTGGTTTTTGCCCTGATACTGCTCGTTCTTGGTTATACAACAATAACAATACTGCTGCCTCGCTTCTTAACTTTATGAATACATCAGGACAGGGTTTCTGTAATAACAGAATTACTCCTTATATCACAATTGGTTCTTATGGAGTTTTCACAGGTTCTTTTGTAATTGCGAATGGTGCTGCTGCCGTTACTGCTATTACTACTGCTTCAGGTGTTCTTGAGGTTGGTATGATGGTTTTTGGTCCAGGTATTCCTACTGGAACTTATGTTTCTGCGATTGTTTATGCTGCTGGTATTCCTTCTACTGCTACTATATCAGCGAACACCACTGCTGCTGTCACTAATGTTATGCCTATCACAGCAGTATCTCCTTTTGTAAATTTTCACGATACACCTGCTAGTGATGATAGTGATTTTATTCGCCAACAACACAACTGTGGTCTTAAACAAAGAATTGAATGGTTGAACTATTCTCTTTCTAACTTACCTGCTGCTACTGTTCCTACCCTAGCAAACTCTTTAACTTCTAACCAAGTTTCTCTTCTTGCTACTTCAGGTGGATTAACTTCTTCTTCTTCTGGATATAACCAAATCTTCCAGTCCTACGTCCAAAAGGCAGCAACTACTCGTTCTATTGTTTTTGATGCGGTTATTCGTCTTAAGGATGTTGCTGATTTCTTCCAGAAGTGTCCTCTTCTTAAGGGTTCTACTATGCGTATCTACATCAATACCAATCAGGTTTATTTCACTATTGCTGCTGCTGCTCCTGTTATTTCTGGTGCTGTTTCGGTTGTTGCTGCTGCTGCTGGTGCTTCTTTAGCACAATCCCAAACTGGATGTATTGCTCTCACCTCTACACCTATTATTCTTGGTGGAGGAGGGACGAACCCTGTTATGATTTCTTCTATGGATATAGGACAAGGTGCTTCTGCTCTTGTTCCTATCGCCAACACTACTCCTGCTGCTGCTGAAAGCGTTAAGATTGGTCTTTCTATTGTTAGAACCCAATTCTTATCAGGACAATTTACTTCCTCTGTATCTGCCCCTGTCACAAGTGTTCGTCTATACGCCCCAGCATACGTTATGTCGCCAATTGCGGAACAGCGTTATTTATCCCTTACGCCAACCAAGAAAATCGTCTATAATGATTTATTCCAGTATTCTTTTACTGGTGTAGCATCAGGACAAACTTTCTCTTTTCTTGTCACTAATGGTATTCCAAATATTCGTGGTATTCTTGTTATTCCTCTCCTTCCCAAAGCGTCTAATGGTGTTGCTTCAGCATACGCTACGACTGCCCCTATCGCAGGACAAACAACCTCAACCCTTCTTTCGCCTTTTGCTACTACTGGTGGAACTCCTGACCCAATTTCTATTACTAACTTCCAAATCCAGATTTCTGGTAAGAACTTATTTATTAACAATCTTCAGTATGATTATGAAACCTTCTACGAGCAACTTGTTTCTTCTAATCAGTTGAACGGCAGTTTGACAACTTCTCTTGCTTCAGGTCTTATTGGATTTGCTGAATTTGAAGGTCTTTACAGATACTACTATGGTAATGCTGGTCGTTCTATTCCTAGTGAGGATGGTGTCGCCAAAGCAGTTCAAGTGTCTGGTGTCAATAACTCTCCTCAAACTATTGAATTTATGGTCTTTATTGAGTTTGAACGCCAAGTGGTTGTTGACGTGAGAACAGGTGCGAGAGTTCAATAGATATAATACGAATTTTTTTAATATTCATACTTATTAAAAACTCAAGAAAACAATAGCATAACTCGTGCTTTAGCAATATTTTTTTAGATTTTTATATATACAATTATATATAAGAATGGAAGTTATGAAAGTTCCCCAAGCGAAAAGTCGTATCAGTATTGCTCCCAGTATGTTAGAAAGAGATGAAGTACATTCTGGTGAAAAAGGTGGTATGGCGTTGCCTATTATGATTTCTCCAGCACAAAAAAGAACACTTAAAAAAGGTGGTGCTATTACTATCAAACCAGATATGATAATGAAAGAAGCAAAAGAAGCACTATCTTTATTACCTGCTAGTGCTAAAAAAATTATGTCTTCTATAGTAAAAAATAAGGGTATTAGACATACTTTAAAACAAGGAGAAGATTTAGTAAATAGAATGACTGGTAAGGGATTGTTTGAGGATTTTTTTACTAAAACTTTACCAAAAGTAGGGCATGATATGGGTAGAGCATTCGCACCTATTCCAGAAGTAAATCCTTTTGATTTAGGATATAAACTCGGTAATCAAGTGATTGGTCCAGCATTAGTAGGTAAGGGTATGAAAAAAAGGCGTTCAAAAAAGAAGGGCAAAGGTGCTTTTGAAGATTTCTTTACGAAAACAATTCCACGTGCCTTTAAGGGTAAGGTTAAGGAGTATGTAGCAAATCCACAGAATATTGTAGCAGATGTTTTAGACGCTCAAAGTCCTATCAAAATACCTGTAATAAATAAAAATCCTGAAGCGTTGCTAATGAGAGGCAAAGGTGGAAAGTATGTATCAACTCGTAATGGTTGTGGAACTGCTTATCTATCTAAACCTTACCAGAATGCTATTGCT